AGATGAATGAAGTTGCTTTAACTTCTGCAACCTTTGGAAGTGCTATTGGTATTCAACAACACGCCAAAGATCTTATCAACAGATCTTATTTAGACATTGTTACAGAAGAAACTAAATGGCCTTTCCTAGCGTCTGCTGAAAGTGGTGCAGTAGATCCTATGTACGGTAATGTAAGTCAAGAGTCTGTAGCTGGACAACGCTGGTATGAAATGAAACCTGCTAGTTCTAGTATTACTACTGACTATGGTGCTGTTGAGTGGGAAACTTTTTACTTAACGACTGTGGGTGTAAGCGGTGAAACTGCTCCTTATGAATCTCGCAATCTTAGATTTACTACAACAGAAGAGTGGAAAGACTATCATCGTACTATGGAAAACAACGATGACGCAGATACTCAGCAGTACGGAGTTCCTCGTCGGGTAATTAAAAGTCCTGATGGACGTAACTTTGGATTAAGTCCTATACCTGACAAGCCTTACAAGATTTGGTATTTTGCTTATGACTTACCTGCTGAACTTGATGCCTTTGGAGATGCTATAGTTTTTCCTGATGTATATAGAGTTGTATTAATTGCAAGGGCTAGATACTATATGCACCAGTTTAAAGAAAATCCTCAAGCAGCAGCATTTGCTTTAGAAGACTACAAGCGTGGTCTTAAACTAATGAAGCTGCGTTTGATGAGTGCTCAACCTTCGTACTTTAAAGATGACCGTGTGAGGTTTGTTTAATGTCTCAACCTTGGGGATACTCTTGTAAGGGTGGCTTAAACGTCAACTTAAACCAGCTAGAAATGCTTTCTCAGCCGGGTTTTGCTACACGCCTTACAAACTTTGAGGTAGACCCTGACGGTGGCTACAGACGCTTAGATGGCTTCACACCCTTTGGAGATACTAAACCTAACGCAGCTAACCCTATTTTAGGTATGGCAGTGTACGCTGATGGACTTATAGTTTGTTCAGGTACAGGTATATTTTTTAGTCAAGATGGCGAAGAGACTTGGCTTCAGCTAAACAGAGCTAGTGTAGCAGGTGGTGGAGATAACTACACAGCCTTTACAGGACGTTCAGCAGCAGCAAGAACTAGCCAAGGAAGATGTACTTTTGCACTTTATGAAGGTACTTCTGAATATGGTGAGATGATTATATGTGACGGAGTTAACGAACCTTTCTTATTTCAAATGACAGGAACAGGTGTTTTAACTAGTAGAACTTTTTTTGCAAAAGAAATTACAGTAGATAGTACGACAGGCCCTGCTTTTGGTGTCATACACGATAAGCATTTTGTAGCTGCTGGTGCTTCTACAGCTAAGAACACTGTGTACTATAGTGGTACAAATGATATTGATAGTTTTAGTGGTGGAGGTGCAGGAAGTATTGTACTCTCAGATGCTGTAGTAGGACTAGCAAGTTTCCGTAGTGACTTAATTATCTTTTGCAAGAACAGTATTCATAAACTTGTAAACATAAATGATGCTAATAGTGTAGCTATTGTGCCTATTACAACTAACGTAGGTTGTGTAAATGGCGGTAGTATCCAAGAAATTGGTGGTGATGTTTTATTCTTAGCACCTGATGGTATTCGTACTATTGCAGGTACATCACGTATTGGTGACGTAGAGTTAAGTTCTGTAAGTAGACCTATTCAAAAAATTATATCTGAGATAGCAGTTGACCCAGAGCTAGTAATTACAAGCGGTGTCTTGCGTAGTAAGTCTCAGTATAGACTTTTTTATAGTAAAGCTGCATTAGGGCCTTCTTCTTCTAGAGGCATTATAGGTACTTTTACTTCTCAAGGATATGCTTGGTCAGAAACACTAGGCATACAAGCTTTAGGATTTGTATCTGATTTAGATAAAGATGGTATAGAAAAAGTATACCACGGTGACAGAGATGGTTATATTTATAATCATTTAGACGGTACTTCTTTTTTTGATGGTGGTTCTGCTACAGACATAGAAGCTGTGTACGAAACACCTAACTTTGATTTTGGTGATGTAGGTACACGAAAGACTCTTAAATATGCAAGAGTATCTTTTAGTCCAGAAGGTGAAGTACTTCCTAGTTTTAGAGTTAGGTACGACTATGAAGACAATCAAGTTCCTCAACCAGAACCTTTTACAATTACAACTATTGCACTACCCGCTCTTTTTGGTACTTCTATATTAGGTGCTACTTCTTTCGGAGCAACAAAAGACCCTATGGAAAGAATTACTTTAGAAGGCTCTGGACATACTTGTAGCTTCAGAGTTTTCAGCGACGATCAAAAAGCAGCATATGCTGTGAATGGTATTTACATAGATTATATGCCGGCTGGCAGGAGATAATAAATGGCTCAGAATTATACACGGCAAAGTTCTTTTGCAGATGGCGATACTATTACAGCAGCGTTATTCAACAATGAATTTAATCAAGTTGTAAATGCTTTTGCATACTCGTCAACAAGTGCTACTACTACAGGACACAGGCACGATGGAACTGCTGCACAGGGTGGTAACATTCCTAAGATTGGTGATCTAGATTTTCTTAACAAAATTCTAGTTACTGGCAATACTTGGGAGTTCTATGTAGAAGTTTCTAGTGCTGCTGCTAAACAAATGGTTCTTCAAGATGGTGCTTTAGTTCCTAACGCCGATAGTGATTTAGACTTAGGTACATCTTCTAAATATTTTAAAGATGCTTATATTGATTCTATTCTTACTACAGGCAATGTAACTGTAGGAGGCATCGTAAGCCTTGCAGATGGTTCTGCTGGTTCTCCTTCCTTAACAAACACAGGTGATACTAATGCTGGCTTATTCTTTAGCGCAGCAGATACTCTAGCATTTACTGCTGGTGGTACGTCACAAGTAACCTTTGCAGATGGTGTAATTGCTCCTGTTGCAGACTCAGACGTAGATCTAGGTACTTCTAGTTTATACTTTAAAGATTCTTTTATTGACACAGTAACTACTACAGGCAACGTAACTGTAGGTGGAACTATTGTAGGTTCTAGCACAATACAAGGTACTACAATAACAGCTACTACAGCTTTTGTTCCTGATGCTTCTGATGGTGCTTCTTTAGGTGGTGTTAGCTTACAATTTAGTGATTTGTTTTTAGCTGATGGTGCTCTTATTGCTTTCGGTGATGATCAAGATGTAACTTTAACACACTTAGCTGATGCAGGTTTATTGTTAAATGGTGCAAGAGGTCTGTTCTTTAATGATACTTCTCAGTACATCAATGCTCCTTCAGCTACTGTTTTAGATATTGCAGCTACTGATGAGATTGAATTAACTGCAACACTTGTAGACGTAGTAGGTAATTTAGCAGTTTCAGGTAACGTAGATGTAGACGGTAACATAGAGTTTGACGGCTTGTCAGGCACAGGCAGTGTAACTGTAACAAACATACTAGATGAAGATAACATGGCTTCTGATAGTGCTACAGCTTTAGCAACTCAACAGTCTATTAAAGCCTATGTAGATGCACAACAAGATACTGTAGATACCTTTGGTGAAGTCTTAGCACTTGGAAATACTACTAGTGGTACAAACGTAGAGCTTACTACTACAGATAAAGTACAGTTCCGTGACTCAGCAATCTATATTAACTCTAGTGCTGATGGTCAACTAGACATTGTAGCAGACACAGAGATTCAAATAGCTGCTACTACTATTGATATTGATGGTGCTATAAATGCTAGTGGTGAAATCATTGCTGCTTCTTTAGACATTTCAGGTAACGTAGATATAGATGGTACTTTAGAAACAGATGCACTTTCTATTGGCAGTACAGCCGTAACATCCACAGCAGCAGAACTTAATATCCTTGACGGTGTAACGTCTACTACAGCAGAGTTAAACATCTTAGATGGTGTGACAAGTACTACTGCGGAGCTTAACATCTTAGACGGCGTTACAAGTACCGCAGCAGAGCTTAATATCTTAGATGGTGTAACCAGTACTACTGCTGAGTTAAACGCCTTAGACGGCATTACAGCCGTTGTAGGAGAACTAAATGCACTAGACCTTGGAAGTACCGCAGTAGGTACAGCCATAGCCTCTAAAGCAGTTATACTAGATTCTAATAAAGACTACACAGGTGTTCGTAACCTTACAATCAGTGGCGAATTAGATGCTGGTTCTTTGGACATCTCAGGTGATGCAGACATTGACGGCACATTAGAAGCTGATGCAATTACTATTGCAGGTGTAACTCTAGCAGAAACTATTGCAGACACTGTAGGAGCAATGGTATCAAGCAACACTGAGAGTGGCATTACAGTAGCCTATCAAGATGCTGATAATACTCTAGACTTTACAATAGGTACACTTAATCAAAATACAACAGGTTCAGCAGCTACTTTAACAACTGCACGTACTATCGGTGGTACAAGCTTTGATGGTTCAGCAAATATTGCAGTTGGTCTTGCAGCTACTACAACAGCTTTAGCTACTGCTAGAACTATTGGCGGCGTAAGTTTTGATGGTACTGCTAATATAGTACCCACAACCTTTGCAGCCGCTACATTCTCTGGAGACTTGAATGTAGATAGTGGTGTACTCTTTGCCGATGTAAGTACTAATAGAGTAGGTGTTAATCAAGCTTCTCCTGATGTCTCATTAGACTTAGGCGCTAATACAGATGCTGTACATGTTCCCGTAGGTACTACAGGTGAAAGACCCGGAAGTGCAGCAGCAGGTTATTTTAGATACAACAGTTCTTTAGCACAGTTTGAAGGCTACACAGACGCATGGGGTGCCATTGGTGGTGGAGGTACTAATACCTTTACACACGATGTATTTACTTGTAATGGCTCTACCACAGCATTTGCTTTAAGTCAATCCACAGAATCAGAAGATAATCTTATAGTCTTTATAGATGGTGTCTTCCAAGAGCAAGGTGCTTATTCTATAGCCACATCTAGTGGCACAACTACTTTGACTCTA